TCATCAACAAAAGGATTATCAGGTCCTCCTGGATAATTAGTAGCTCCAAACTCATTTTTCTTAGGTCCTATTTTAGGTATGGGGGGTTGTTGTGGTGGGTTGATGCCACCATCTTTAAATAAATCAAAAGATTCTAATACCTTTTTACCTTTTAAAGCTCCTAAACCTTTCTTTACTAATGGTATGTTTCGAGCAGCTCTTACTACATCATCTGCATATTTAAGAGCTTTAGGGCCATATTTTGCAGATACTCCTAAAACCTTCCCTCCTAACGGAATAGTTCCTATCGTGTCAACAGCTAATTTTTTTGCAGTCTCTTTACTAGGATTATCTTTGTAATTTTTTATTGATTGAGCAATTTTCATAGCAGGTGTTATACCTGTTAAAGTACCCACAGTGCTGGCAACCACATTTTTCATAGGCTTACCATCTTTATCTACTGGAGTTCCCCCAGGACCTATGTTAGCATATTGAATTTTTTTAGATGTTTGATACAATTTATTCCTTAAACTATCATCTGTTTTTTTAATTACACCTCGTTTAGGTTGTTTGGACGATAATTCCTTAGATTTCTTTAGAATTGATGATGGAAGATTAATTTTAGTATTACTACCTCCGTTACTAAACCTCTTAACAAGTCTAGAGTTAACCTCTCTCCTATTTAATCTAGCCATGTCTTTTTTGTATTTTAAATTTAGCTTTTAAGCTAGCACCTGTATGTGGAACAAACTTACCTGTATGCTTCATTAACTTATATCCACCTTTGTGTTTCATCCAATGATAACCAGCAGGTGCTTTAACTAACATACCATCTTTAGCGTTTCTAACTTTCTTAGCTAAGTCTTTTGTATAAGGAGCACTTGGTTTACCTGCCGCAGTAGCATCTCTTTTCTTTTTATTTTCAGAAGACTTTTGAGATGGAGTTAAACTTTCTATAACACTCTTAGGTAGATATCTATCACCTTTTTTGCCTGATACATTATCCCAGTCTTGTTCGGACCAGTTCTTTAAACTTTGCTGTGATTTCTTTAGACTTGGCATATTAACTTGTATAGCCCCCCCCAGCTTTTTTATATCTAACAGCTAATAGTTGTGCTTTACGAGCTGTCCACTTTCCTGGAGGTCCACCTTTACTTCCTCTTTTTATAGCATAAAACATTCTCTTACGCATTCCAGGCTTAGTATAGTTACCAGCTTTGTTTACTGTAGACTTACTTTTACCTCCATTATTAAACTTTATAGTCATAGGTCTAGGTGTTGATGTGGTTTGACTTTTTGCTTCTTCTTTTAAAGATTCTCTTGTAGCATCTGCTGAGTCTTTTAAAAATTTTTTACCACCTTTAATAATTTTAGCAGTTTTTTCAATTTTTCCAGGTAGTCCCATAGCTGGAGCTTTCATTACATTTGTCATTGAACTTTTCTGATACATACTAGGACTAAATCCATAATTAGCTTTTTCAAAAAAACTTAATTCATCGTAAGACTTTTCTGGACCAAAAGCAGCAGTTTTTCCTATTTCTTGCTCTTTTAATTTTTTCTCTTTTCTTTTGTCAGCTGTACTAGGACTGCCTCCATTATTATATTTTATAATTCTCATAATATTACCATTTTGTTTTATTAGCCCAGTAAGCAGCACTCATCTTACCCTTAGCTATATTTCTTCTGTGTCTAGCTTTAAAAGACTTTCTCTTCATCTTCATTCTTCTAGACTCGCCAGCTTTTGGCTTACCTGCTGTGCTAGCACCTTGCTGTCCGTATCTAATTAATTTAGTTCTATCACCCTCCTTAGCCATAACAACATGAGACTTCTTAGGATGATTAGGTGTACGCTTAGGAATGTTAAAACCTTTTAGGCCTAACCTTTTCATTGTTGCTCTAGCAGCAGAGAACTTATCTTTTTTCTTTAATCTAGCCATTATTCTTGCATATTAAGTCTTTCAATATTTAGATTTTCTAAATATTCATTAAATTTTGTGTCTCCTTTTTTTAATATACCTAATTTTCTTGCATCGTCAAATAATTTATTCGCTTCTGGAGATTCTGCTCCAAACTTTTTATCAGTTTCTACTATTAAGTTAAAAAATGCCGTAGCAGCCTCATCGGGATATTTTGTCTTAATGTTTGCTATTCTAGATAATGTTGGACTTACATTATATTTTTTTTCTATACCAGCTTCTACTATAGCGTCAAACAGATTAAGATAATCAGAGTCTGTTAACTCATATTCATATCCTAATTCAAAATTAATTTGACTTTGAAATATATCAAACGCTTCTCTTATTATTTCTTCTCTTTTGTTTTCATCTCCCTCTGCATCTGCATATTCGTCAGCTATAGTGTATTTGACACTATTTTTTACTTTTCGTATTCCATTTTTAATTTTTACATTTCTTTTTAATTGTTTAATATTTTCATCTTGACCAGACTCAGGAACAGAGCGAACTACAGTTCTATAAGAAGATTCTCCTAATTGCTCTAGCCATCCTTTACCTATAGTTTTATCAAACTCAACTATCTGAGATTCATCCATACCTTCAGTAATCTCTTCATATACCCCATCTATAGCTTGATAATAAATATTATTTCTTGGGTCTGTAGTTATCTTACCTACAGCAGTTTCTAATCTAGCAGGAGACAAATCAAAAGCATAACCTATCTTTTTATATATCTTTGATGTTCCATCATAATATTCAAGATAATCGGGAGTTATATCCTCTGCACCACGAAATATTTCTTTATCTCTAAATGTATCATAGTTTGTTGTGTAAGCATAAAGTCCGTCAATAACAGGTATTCCTCTTAAAACTTCAGCTGGATTAAATCCTGACAGAGGGGTAGACATTTCCCATGCTTTAAGTATTTTCATTTTATCCTCATCATCTACAAATAATGAAAAGTGTTTTCCTTCACTAGGGTTTACACCAGTTATAAACTGATAAGCTGCATCATCAAAAACTGTAGTAAAAGGAATCATAAAGTGGTCTTTTCTAACTCTCATATACTGTCTGTTACCGTCTTCATCTTTAGTGGGTAACATAAATATAAAGTTATTTATTTTTTCATATTCACTAATTTTATCGTAATCCTCTCTATACTGCATAACATTTCTAGCTGTCAAAGCCATGACAGCAGCCCCAAGCTGAGCAACTTTTACTGCGGATTTACCTGGATTATCTCTCATATATTTAGCAGAAACTCTGAAACCTTGTAAAGATGCGTTTAAATATGGTAGAACGGCATCTTGAGCGTTAGGTTTTCTACCGTTTATTTTTTCAAACTCAGCCGTTCTTTTAGTTATCTGTCTTGAACGAACAGCCAAACGAACCATAAGCTCAGAGGTTTCTCCAAACCAAGCCAAAGCGTTAAGTACATTTTTAGATGACTTCTGGAATCTAGTATCACCCTTATTAATACTTACTTTACCTTGAGTTGTTAAAAAGTCCATACCCATTCCTTGAGATATAGCTTTTTGATATTCAGGCCCTCTTGTTATTGCATCTGGAAGTGTTTTAATTATATCATAACTCATTTTAGACATAGATATTGGTAATATTGTACCATAAGTGTCTGTGCTCATTATAACATGAAGAAAGTCTCTAGGGAAGTTTGTAAGAGCAAACAAAGGATTTATACCTGTAGCAAATGTTTTTAGTATTTGAGAACCAGAAACCCATCTCAACCATCCTGACTGATTTGCTGTGCCACCTTCAAAACTAGCAGCCATTTCTTGGTCTATAGCCATACTAACTCTTTTACCATCTATATATACATCCATAGGGACATATCCATCTTTTAAAGAATTTTTATTATCTAAAATATACCCAAAATCAGATATGTCTAATCCTGTTCTGTTAGACTCGTTTATAAACTCAAATAAACCAGCTCTAGCTCTGTTTTTAAAAGCTAATTTATATGTTCCAGCTATTTGTTTTACTATAAGGTCTGTTGCGTCATTATGTAAAGCTTTATCAGAACCTTGGTCTAAAGTTTTTAAAGGAGAGTCTAACTGACTTACAGTTCCATCTTGAAAAACTCCGTCTTCTAGTTTAGTTAAATGCTCTATAAACTTTCTTGGGGAGTATTTTATTTGACTTAATCTATTGAATGTTTCTTGGTCTATTAATCCTTCTTCAAGTTTAAACTTTAAAAGATTATCGGTAGCTTCGAAATAAATGTTAGCTCTTTCTTGTGCTCTCTCAAAGTCTGGATTATTAGCTGACTCTCTATCTAAAAATGCTTGAGCATCAGAAGAACTTGTCATTTGTCCATCGATTCCTACAGGATGTTTTAATCTGTAGGGTATAGGAGCTCCATCTGTTTCTATAAGTCCTTCTGGAACAATCTCTTCTCCAAACATAAGATTATTTGATTCTGGGTCAAAAGTAATTCCCATTTTACTAGACAATGTATTAATCTTTTCTAGTGTTTCGTTATAAGAGTCTGTACCAACCTCCATCTCAGATAGTTGTTTTATCAAAGCATCAGTTTCTAACTTCATATTATCATAATGCTTATCTAACCCTATTATACGTTCAGCTTCTATTATTCTATCACTTAGGTCTCTTACATTTTTAGATATGTGAGATTTACCTATTCCTCCATCCATCTTTCCTACAACATCATCAGCATAAAGTTTTGCTGCGGCAGAAGCTCCGTTTTGTAACTCTCTATTTGCTATAGCTTCAAAAGCAGCTACACTCATGTCTGGATTATCTTGAGCTAATTTAATTAATTTATCTTTTATTCTTATATTCTCATCAAAACCAAGTTCTAGTAATTTAAGTCTAGCTTCTTCTAGAGTAATTTTTTTATTTTTCTTTTCGTAATCAGATTTTCTTTTTTTATCAGCACTATCCATTCTAGAGGCATCACCTTGTCTATTTACCTGATTTTCCTCTGGCTCAGCTACACTCAAAATAATCTCGCTACCTTCTGACTCTAACTCATTTTCATTAGTTTCTATTATACCTTCTTCGTTTCTATTTCTCCTAGTTGTAGTAGCAGAACTAGTCACATTGTTAGGTTTATCTGAAAATAGACTTCTAAAGTTTGTTTCGTCAAATATTTCACCCTGCTTCTTATTAGCTTTTATATAGGCTACAGCCTGGTCTATAGCTTTCTTTATACTAACTCCAGCTTGAATAGATTTTCTCATTATAGTTAATGCAGCTTTCACTGTAGCTGTAGCTAAAAATGGGTCTGAGTATCTTAACTCACCAATATTTTTTTCAAAAGATTCTATCTTTTTTATTAATTTATCTGTATAACTTTCTTGTATTTCAAGAGTCTCAATATCAGCTAGTCTTTGCTCTATAGATTCCATACCTTCTATAGGAGCACCAGTGCCACCTGTTCTTATCTCTTCACCTCTCCCTAAGTCAAAGTAAGACACTTGATTATATTGTATAGCAAGTTTTTGTGCTGTTGTAGCATCTGACATAATAGCTGTAACATCTAAATAAGATATACCCGTTTTAGGGTCTGTATATGTTCCTACTGCTAAATTTTTATTTCCATCAAGTATATCTTTGTGCTTCTCTTTAAAAGCTGCAATCTCTTCTTTAGTAAAGGTTCCCTCTCCCTTCTGTTTTGTTACTGATAGGTCAGGGAATATACTTACAGCAAACTTCTTTTGACCAAACAAATTACCGTCTGAATCGTTAAAAGTAGTACCGCCTCCTACAGTTCCATTCTTTGTCATCTCCATGTTAAGCTGAAACTGCTCTTCTAAAAGTTCTGGATTACCATACACATACTTTCTATCGTTTGTAACTTTTATATCGTTAGTTACATCACTGAAGTCAGATGTGCTAACACTATTCTTAATAACTTTTTTTCCATCAGAGCCTAAGAAAGTTATTGTGCCTGAATCATACATAGTTTTTAGAACTTTCTCTAACTGAGCTCTTTCCTCACTTTGAACATCATTGTTAAAGTCGTTGACAGCTTTTTGAACTTTAACATCAGACATTCCTGTATTGATTCTACCTAGTTTTATATTATTTCTTCCGTCAACCTTTTGAGATAGTACTTCAGACATCTGTTGCTCAGCAAAAGAAGTAGCCTCATCTGAAAACAACTCTAGCTCGGTTTGTCCAGTTAAGTCTATTTCAGGTTGAGCAGCTCGTTCTGGACCTTCTAAATTTAAATACGGATTATCTACTACATCTGTATCAAATAACTCAGCATCAAATAAAGATAGTTGTCCACCAGAACTACTATTTTTAAAATCACCTATTATTTGATTAATTT